GGTGGTGATGGTGGAGACGGTGATCCCCTAGATCCCCCCGTCGTATACGAACCACCAAGAGAAGGTGATTCTCAGTTTGGTGGTTCGGTCGGTGGATTCCGTGGAACTTAAAAAAAGAAAGGCATAAAGACATGAAACTCATAACAGAAATGGTAGAGGACGTAAACCTCCTCGTAGAGAAAAAAGACGGTGTAAAGCACTATTACATCGAAGGTGTCTTTATGCAAGCAGAGCAGGAGAACCGGAACGGTCGTATTTACCCAACTGCAAATATTGCTCCCGCAGTGGAAAAGTATGTCACTGAATATGTAAATAAAAACCGTGCAATGGGTGAACTCAATCACCCATCCGGTCCTACTGTAAACCTTGACAAGGTTTCCCATATCATCAAGGAACTCAAGACCGATGGAAACAACTTTGTCGGAAAGTCAAAAGTCCTTGATACACCCATGGGTAACATTGTTAAAAGTCTCATCGACGAGGGAGCATGTCTCGGTGTGTCCTCTCGTGGTATGGGTTCACTAAAAAGGAACTCAGGCGGAATCAATGAGGTCCAGAAGGACTTCGTTCTATCTGCTGTCGATATTGTAGCGGATCCATCTGCACCAGATGCCTTTGTAAACGGCATTTTAGAAGGTAAAGAATGGGTGTGGGATAATGGTTTACTCCGTGAACAACAAATTGAACAGTATGAAAAACAAATCAAACGAGCATCTCGCAAGAACTTACAGGAAACAGCCTTGAATGCGTTCAAGGATTTTCTATCTAAACTTTAAACTTTTATAAATACCAAGAATAGGCTAAAGGAGCTTTCAATGGAAGATACACGATACGAGGAAGAAGAAGAAATGACTGCTAACACAGGCAATACTTCTACAAACACTGGTTCGGCCGACTATGATGCCTCGGGTCGAGGTTCATTTGACGCATCCGGTAAAGGCGATACAATCGCTGATAATTCAGTAATCCCTGATGGGATTGCACAAGCAAACCAAGCAAGCATCGCTGCTAAGGGTCTTGCTTACGAACCCGCAACTGTTTTTGTTCCCCAGATGGGTGCAGAAGAAGTCGCGGAACATCTTGGAGTCATGTTTGACGGTCAAGACCTTTCGGAAGATTTCATGTCTCGCGCAGGAACTATTTTCGAAGCCGCAGTAAACAATAAAATTAACGATCTTGCACACCAGCTCGATGAGTCTTACAGAACGATTCTTACCGAGCAACTTGAAGAAGTTGTTGGTAACCTTGCTGAAAAGCTTGACGACTACCTTAGTTACGTAGTTGAAGAGTGGATCAACAAGAACGAGCTTGCTCTTGAGCGTGGAATTAAGACTGATGTTGCTGAATCCTTCATCACTGGTCTTAAGAGTCTCTTTGAAGCCCACTACATCAACGTTCCTGACGAACGCTACGATGTTCTCGATGAACTCTTTGAGTCAAACGAGCAGCTTCAGGAAGACCTCAACTCAGAGATCGAAGCAAATGTTGCACTTAACGCGCAGCTTAACGAATCTACAAAGGCTCAACTTTTCGCACACTACACTCAGGGTCTTGCCGATACTGAGGTCGAGAAGTTTGGTGCTCTTGCAGAAGCAATTTCGTTCGAAGATCCCCAGAGTTTCAACAATAAGCTTGCACAGCTTCACGAAGCATACTTCGAGCACACCGCTCCAGTAGCTGAACCTGTCGAACTTATCGAAGAAACAACCAACCAAAGAATTTCAAATGGTACTGCAATGGATCGATACGTCGATACCCTTGGGTTCCAGATGAGAAAACACTAATTTAACTTTTTTTTTACGTAAAACAAAAACTCTAACAGGAGAAATCTAAAATGGATTTTGATAACCAAGCCCCAATGGATGCTCTTTGCGAAAAGTGGGAACCCCTACTTGAGCATAACGCACTCCCCCGAATCGAAGATTCGTACAAGAAGAAGGTAACTTCGGTCCTTCTAGAAAACCAAGAAAAGGCTCTTCGTGAGCAGTACATTCAGGAAGCCGCACCAACCAACTCAATGGGTGGTAACTTCTCTGATCCCCAGATCACTGCTGGTGGCGTTGGCGCGCTCGCTGGTTATGATCCCGTCCTTATTAGCCTCGTCCGTCGTGCTATGCCAAACCTAATGGCTTACGACATCGCTGGCGTTCAGCCCATGAGTGCTCCTACCGGTCTCATCTTCGCGATGCGTGCTCGTTACGGTTCACAGGCTGCTGCTGGTTCTGGTTCGAAGGCTTCGTCCCCCGAAGCTCTCTTCCAAGAAGCTAATGCTAAGTTCTCAGGTAACTCCGGTCCTGTCTCGCAGGTCAACGGTGTCGCAGCATTCAGTGCTACCGGTGGTGTAAACCCATCTGGTGTCACCGCTGGTTCACCCGCTGGTGGTACTTACGGTGGAACTGATCCTCGTGAAGCTGTTGCTGACAGCGTATTCGGTGCTGCATTCCGTGGAATGCTTACCGGTACTGCCGAAAAGCTCGGTTCTGCTGTTGACGGTGCATTCGCTCAGATGGCATTCAACATTGATCGTGTTGCTGTCTCTGCTCGTAGCCGTGCTCTCAAGGCTGAGTACACCACTGAGCTTGCTCAGGATCTCAAGGCTGTTCACGGACTTGATGCCGAGACCGAACTTGCTAACATTCTTAGCACTGAAATTCTCGCTGAAATCAACCGAGAACTTGTTCGTACCATCTACTACAACGCGCAGCTAGGTGCTCAACAGACCGACCTTTCCGGTATGGCTTCTGGTTCAGCACTCGGTGGTCTCTATGACCTCAACGCTGACTCTGATGGTCGTTGGAGCGCAGAACGCTTCCGTGGTCTCATGTTCCAGATCGAACGTGAAGCCAACACCATCGCTAAGGAAACTCGCCGTGGTAAGGGTAACTTCCTCATCTGCTCGTCGGATGTTGCAAGTGCTCTCGCAATGGGTGGCTTCCTTAACATCTCACCTGCAATCAACAACCAGTTGGAAGTTGATGACACTGGTAACACCTTCGCTGGTGTTCTCAATGGTAAGATGAGAGTCTACATTGATCCCTACTCAAGCACTGAAGGCGCTGACTTCGCATGTGTTGGATACAAGGGAACTAGCCCATATGACGCTGGTCTATTCTACTGCCCCTACGTTCCCCTCCAGATGGTGCGTGCGGTTGGTCAGGACAGCTTCCAGCCTCGCATCGGGTTCAAGACTCGTTACGGAATGGTCAACAACCCATTCGCTCGTAACGATGGATCTGGTGACGTGTTCAACTCTGATCCCGGTGGTAACCAGTACTACCGTCTCTTCGCAATCAAGAACCTTCACGGTAACTGATCTTAGAGTAGTTTTGATAGAAATAGCAGCGAGGGTCTTCGGACCCTCGTTGTTTTTTTATAAATACTTACATGTCCCAACCACCAACAAATAACTACCTAGCAACAAACTTTTTCAAGTTAGAATTCCCAGAAATTCCAAATGTTGAGTACTTTGCACAATCTGTAAACCTACCCTCATTGACAATATCGCCACTTGAGTTACCTGTTGCACAATTAGGTGTTCCTATCAGAACGCCAGTTGGTAGATACTTCTACGAGAATATGTCAATCTCATTCCTCGTAGATGAAAAGATGGAAAACTGGCTGGAAGTATACAATTGGATGCGAACCTGTAGTACGGCAGAAGGTGTTCCGGGTGAATGGAATGGACACGATAATATTTTCAAAGACGCCACTTTACAAATCATGGATGGATCGTATAATGATATAAGGAAAGTTGTGTTCAAGGACATGTACCCAGTAGGGATCAGTGGAATCCAATTCTCCTCAGTGGTTGTGGATACAGAACCTGTTATTGCAACAGCCACATTCTCTTATACTTCGTATTCAATAGAATGAGGAATGAATGATACTTAATGAACTTTATGAGATGGTGAATAAAGACCTAGAGATTGATAAAACAGAACTCGATACCGAGTCACTTAGAACCCCACAAATCCATAATAAGTACCTAATACTTCACAGCAAAGAAAAGCTGAAGTTGGAACATGTTTTATCTGAGAAGAAAGTCAAGAGACGCAATAAATGGCTTTACTACACAGGTAAAATGTCACAGGAAGATCTAGACAGATTCGGCTGGGAACCGTTTGATCTGGTGATCCTAAAGACCGAAGTAGATCGCTTTGTTGAATCTGATGAGGAAATGATCAAGCTAAGTGCAAAGATTACACTCCAAGAAGAAGTTGTCAGCTATCTGGAGAGTGTCGTAAAAATGATCTCCAACCGGCAGTGGAATATCAGAGCCGCACTCGACTGGATCAAGTTCACACAGGGGGCATAAATAATGTGTGACTCAGATAAATGTACATAAATTAGATTCTGTCAATATGAAAATTGATTGTGACGACTCGATTGCAAAGGAACTCAATCAGTTCTTTACTTTCGAAGTACCGAACTATCAGTACACCCCAGCATATAAGAATAAAAAATGGGACGGTATGATCCGCCTGTTTAATCTGTATTCACGCAGACTGTATATCGGTCTGATGGACTATCTCATACAGTTCGCAAAGGATAGAAACTACACAGTTGATCAAGATTTTGATAACACCGTAGAACTAGATCCGGATGAAGTCGAGAGATTCATAGCGTCACTTAACCTAGATATAACTCCATACGATTACCAACTTGACGCAATAAAACATGCCATCAAGAATCAAAGAACTCTGCTTCTCTCTCCCACAGGAAGTGGTAAATCTCTGATAATTTATTGTCTGGTTCGATACTACCTAGAGCAGATCCAAGAGGACGAAAAGATTCTCATCGTGGTCCCTACCACTGGTCTTGTCTCTCAGATGTACAATGACTTCCGTGACTATGCCGGTAAGGAATGGAAAGTCGAAAAGAACTGTCACACAATCTTCTCTGGTCAGGACAAGACCACACCGAAGCAGGTCGTGATATCCACATGGCAGAGCATCTATAAAATGCCTCCAGAATACTTTGAGCAATACAAGATGGTGGTCGGGGATGAGTGTCATCTATTCAAAGCAAAGTCACTCACATCTCTTATGTCGAAGATGGTAAACGCAGAGTTCCGCATCGGAACCACAGGCACACTAGACGGAACACAGGTCCACAAACTCGTGATCGAAGGTCTGTTCGGTAGAGTCCAGAAAGTGACCACCACAAAGAACCTGATGGAAAAGGAAGTCCTTTCAAATCTTTCAATTGACTGTCTGGTCCTAGAATACAAACCAGAGGAAATCGAAGAGATCAAAAGAGCAAAGTATATCGACGAATTGAAATGGATAGTTGGTCACGAGGGAAGGAATAAGTTCATATCCAAGCTCGCAAAGTCTGTGAAAGGTAATACCCTCGTACTATTCAATTATGTTGATTTACACGGCAAGCCATTGTATAATCTTATCAGTGAGATGTGTCCAGATAAGAAGGTGTTCATGATTTATGGTGGTACGGATGTCGAACAAAGAGAGCAAATCAGACAGATTGTGGATAAGGAAGACAATGCTATTCTGGTCGCCTCATACGGTACATGTTCTACAGGGATCAATATCAAAAACATTCACAATATTATTTTCACATCTCCGTCCAAATCCGTCATTCGTGTCTTGCAGTCCATAGGAAGAGGTCTGAGACGCTCTGAGAGCAAAGATAGCATGAAGCTCTATGACCTAGCAGATAATTTATCTCATAAAAAGTACAGAAATCACACTATGCGACATCTTGATGCTAGAATCAAAATATATACTAAAGAACATTTCGATTATAAGCTAATTTCGATGAAAATCTAAGGAGACAATATGAGTTCGTCCTACCGTGTCCTAAAATTACAGAGTGGCGAAGAGATCATCGCCAAGATAAAAGGGAAAGAAGGAGAGAAAATTATTCTCGAAAATCCCATGATCTTCACTACACAACTTAGAAGCACCCCATTTGGTCAGACTCAAGAAATAACTTTTTTGAAAGACTGGCTCGCAAATATCAAAAAAGACACTGTAAAGATACCAGAAAATTTCATAATAACATGGAACTCACCTACAAATGATGTAAGTAAACTCTATGATGCCGAGAGAAAAAATAAATCATCAAGAGATTTTAAGAAGTCTTCATCAAATTCAAATGAAAACAATCCATTAGATAAGATTTTAGAAGATCTCAAAAAGCTAGAAGATCAGATTGATGAGAGTGAAAAAAATATGAAGCCACCGCTTCCTACGGAGTTTCCCTTTCCCCTACCACCCGGACAGTCAAAGAATTCAATTTTTATGAGCATGATGCTTCCCCCTGATTTTATAAAAAATCTAATTGAGGAAGGATATCTGGATTTAGATGATCTTGATGATTTTGACTATCCTGAAGATGACATAGGAG